TAATTATGAACGACGATAAACACACAGTATCTTATACATCTATCGACTATCACAGTATGTGTGAGCGTTCTAAAGATCGCGTTAAGAAGATGCAGTCTGAAGGAATACCTACGTCCCATGACCCAAAGGACAAGCCAGAGGACGCAGGCAAAAGGGATGGTTACTCTATCCTGTTTATGTCATAACGCACCTGCGTTGCTATAGCTCACAGTTGTTACCTGTGCAGGCCAGTTGCTGTGACCCTTCAGTCATATCGCTGGCCTCTTCTATATCCCACGATATCTCTGTAGGAAAACCCTTCTTGAGTTCTTTCAAGGTAGCCTTATCCACAGGTTCATAAGGAGCCTGCTGGTACGTGTGGTCTGAGTAAGGCAAGAAAGAAATACCACTTACCTTATCAAACTTGTTGTACAGCCACTGTCCCACCTCTAGAAACTCATCATCACGGTAGTAGCAGGTCATAGACGGCTTGTGCTCACACCAGTAGTCCTGATATATCTCCCACAGATCTAGCTGCTCCATAGCACCCATGTCTGAGGCTGTCACAGCGCCTTCAGGAGACGCGATAGGAAAGGAGAATACCTTAGTACTGGGTGACATTAGATCGTCCTCCACAGGCACACCAGCGGCCTCTAGGACGGAACAAAGTGGGTCACGAGCGTCTGCGCGGACTCTGCGAATATATTGACTGCTGTACCGAGGGTGAATACCACTAGCAGAATCGACCAGCTGACTAACAGTGCCGCTAGGCTTGATCGCAGTAATCGCGACAGAAGGATTAATGCCCAGCTTCTTAGCCCATTGCTCGTTAGTGACGATAGCTTCATTACGCATCTCCGTTAACCACTTCTTGAGTTTAGCTTTGTCTTCTCGTCCTGATAGTACAGGATGATCCATGATACCAGTAAGACTAACACCTAGTAGTGCTTCTTCCTCTGTGTTTGTCTTCCATATATTTCTTAGGTATCGGAAGTCTGTGAGGGTAGCCTGTAGAGTTCCAAGGATAGATGCAATGCGTACTTTTCGTTTGAGGCTTGCGAGCGTATCGGATGGCCTGATAACAACTTCAGATAGGTTGCAGAACTGGTAGGGTCTGAGGATGATTTCACTACATGGATTAGTTCCAAAATCGTAGGTAGCATCTCGTCGCTCGTTTCTTGCAGCTTGCTTTTGACTTGCCACTCTAGAAAAGACACCGCGTTCACCAGATCTTGATTCATATAAACTAGTCCACTCATTTAGGAATGCTTCAAAGTCTGGCTTCTCTGTGTAACAAGCAGAGTTATTAGCCAGCCCACGTTGTGGTTCATCAGCCCACCATTGCCCGTGCTTACAACGGCGTAGCCTATCGTCCGTTAGGTTAGAGAGACTGATGAGGGCGCTTCGTCTGACTCCTCCGACAACGACGATTTGAGCAATCTTACAGCAAAGATCGTGGCATTCAATGGATGTAAGGCGTCGTCCAGCTGATCCCTGAAAGAGTTCAACTGTGAACTTGAAAAGATCGATGAGAGGTTCAGGACCACTTGCACGACCTCCGAAAGTCTTGAGTGTGGAACCTGCAGGTCTAACTCTGCTAACGTCCCATCCGGGAACTTGACCTGAGTACAGCAGTGATACCAACTCCCTAAACGATTTCGCCCATCCGATCTTCGAATCTGCAACATTAATAACTGTGTCGGTTTCATGGAATGTCTCCGCTACTTCTGGCAGCTTTGCTATGTACTGCCGTTCAACACTAAATCCTACGCCTGTACCGCACATCAGGACGTACATCATTTCGTCAAATGCTTTTGGGTGGTCAATAGGTAGGTAGCTACAGTTGAATCCTGCTACGTTGTCACGATCCAGTGCCTCACCTGCGGTCATCAGTGCTCGCATAGATGGCATTACATCTAGATCTTGAATAGCTTTAGATATCTCTGATACATCAAAGTCATTTAGCTCAGCACGGTCTACCCAGTAGTTAACGTAGCGGTTGACAGTTTCTTCCCACGTTTCTCTACGTTGTTCTTCTGGTAGGTATCGTGCGTAGCGGGACTTGTGTATGTATTGTTGATATGCGTCCAATGATATTACTCCTTTGTTGGTCTGTGTATCTTGTCCAATTAATAATTTCTTCTTTCGTTCTGTGACACCCTGAACATTTATTGTTGACTAACTTACATTGTTTTATGCAGGGACTTTCCATAAGAAAAATAACATAACATATATGATGATTAGTAGAATAACTACAAAGTCTAAAGGTGGTTTGTTTAACACTAAGTTATTCCTAGTGTCTCGTTCTCTATTGCTGCTTTGGCTAGGCCAAGTAGTAAGTATACACCATCAGGGTACTGTTCGGTGGCTGTTAGTTCAAACACTTCACCGTCTTCATACATGACAACGACACACTTAACTGGTCTACCTTCGTCTTCGTGTTCCTTGCTTCGTATAGCTAGAGCTGCTAGGAACTCAGATGTTTTAACACCTTCGTCTTTTTTCCTTACAAAGTTACCTTCAACTATTTTCATTTTGTAAACGTTCCAATAGTATTTCAAGATAGTGGATAGCTTTCTTAATATCTTCTACGCCGTTCTTGTTCTTCCATCTTGTTATGTACTTGATAGCGTTGGCTTCACACCAATCTATATTGTTAGCAATGATGAAGTCTACAGGCTGTATGGCATAGCGGTTGTAGTGGTCACCTCCTACTTGTTTCTTGATAGGGTGCTGGTCTTGAGGGTGATACAGCTTGCCTACTGCTGTGTCCCACTCTTTTGGTGTTGCATCGTTAATAGACATTCTCTTCCTCTAAGTCAAACTTCCAACTGTTAGTGTCCACCTTGTCAGCGAACCTTTCAACCAACTCTTCGGACGTAATCTCTAACGCCTCCATGATAGTCACTTCATCGTAGCGTTTAGCTACTCGTTCAAGTATCTCGTCAAGAGTTAGCACCGTACTTCCCCCGTAGATAGGACATAGACACAGGCATCTCATCAAACGTACCGTTGTCTACCTCGTTGAATACCCACAACCCAGACCATGATCCGTTAGTCTGAGGGTTCAGGTACTCCTCGTCGTGTTGGTAATAGATACCAGCAAACAAGGATGTCATTCTTTTTCCTGCTGCGTTTCTGTCAAAGGCAATGTCTCTGTCTTGTACGTGTCCCATGACGCATGACATATGTTTCTTTTGGAGCAGTAGCTTTGCATTAGTGACTGGCCTGCCCATGACACCGCTAGTGAAAAAGTGGCAATAAGCAATACCGTCCACAATAACTGGCTGAAGATACGGATATACTTCCCAGCCTCTGAGATTAAGATCCTCATAGCTCATCAGTCCTTCTAGCTTGGCATCGTTCTCTACTGCACGTTCGATACGTTGTTCGTGATTGCCAAGGGTAAAGATGAGGCGAGGCTTCCATACCTTCTTCTTCATCCTACGCATACGTGACTGCTCTGCCCTGATGCAGTCCATGAACACCTGCATAGCCTCGTTGCCAGCCTCTACGTCAGCAGAGTAACGCCTACCTTCAAACGACTTCTTACCTACATCGTATGATGACAACGATGGAAAGTCCCAGTGATCCCCTAGATGTATGATGGTGTTAGGTTTGATCGCCGCTGCATAGCGTCCTGCCCACAGCATATGGTCAATAGGATGATCTGGTTTAATCTGAGTGTCAGGTATTATTAGGTGTCTCATCTTCTCCATCCTGTAGGTATTGTGTCAAGAGTGTACCAACGGAATCCATGCTTCTCTGCCCACTCTTCCATTGTGTAGCGTGTTCCATCTTTTCTTCTTCGTGATCCCGGCATTGGGGTCTTGGCTCTTTGGAAGAGAAATACCAACTCCTCCTTTGGGCTAAGTGTCTCCGCGATGATGACATACTTACGCGCCTCCTCTGATGTACGGAACCTGCCCTTGGCTTCTATGTACCATGTCTTACCACGGTGTGTGTAAACAAAGTCAGGCTCGTAGTGTTTAGGAACAAGGTAGAACAGGCGTTGTTCTGGATGATACTCACAGCCCTGCATAATCTCATGAGCTTCTTTCTCAAACTTAGAATCATACTTCTTCATCTACATCTATCTGATTTATTTGAAATGAACCGACTCCGTAAAATTCAATATCTTTCATTGCCCACTCTAAAGCTTCTTCTTTTGTTTTAAAAGAAATTAATTCTCTGAGACAGTCTTGATCTGAGTTTTCCCACATTGTTACCATGTACTCTTTCATCTAAATCTCCGCTGGCTTCTCGTACTTATCATCAGGTGAACGTAACAAATAAAGAAGGTTAAGACTTTCTAGCAACCTGTCCTCATCCAACTCGTTGTCCCAGTAGTGAGTAAGACAGGTACTGTAGCACTCCCACTCTGTTGTGCATGGGTCAATGATCTTGTCTGCTTTCTTAGGACCGACACCATATATACCCGGTATGTTATCTACACGATCACCCATCAGCGCCTGCTTGTATAACCAGCGCATAGCGTCATCTTTTTTAACTGCAGTTAAAACCTTCTTGGTGTAATCGTACATAGAACAAGGAACCTGCTTGAAGTCTTTGTCCAGTGAGCAGATGATTGCGTTGTGGTCTAGTTCAGTTGCTTTGGTAGCGATAGCATCATCAGCCTCAATACCATCAACAACAGTTGCGTTCCACTCAGATACCATGTAGTCACGTAGCAGATTCTTGTGTACTGGTACTCGCTTGTTATCACGGTTACCTTTGTAGGGTTGGGTAGTGGCAACCTCGTCCCTGAAGTTACCCTTACCCGTTAGGTAGACAACGCTGGATGTGTAGTGTTCAGACAAGTCCATGACCATTTCGGACAGGTAGTTGTCTAGGGTCTGCGTTGCAACGTCTCCATTCTCTTCGTCACAAGCAAACCCCACACGGTACACCAACATATCACCGTCAATCAGTATCACAGAGCTTCCATCTCTTCGACTTCAGGTGCGTACTCAACAACGTCACTAATTACAAGACGCTTGAGCGTGGCACTACGACCTTTCTTCTTGAGGTATTCCCAATCGTAGTACCCGATGAGACATCGAGCTTTGGAACCATTACCCACAACGAATCCTGATTCAGGGTCATCCGTCTCATCTCTTGGTGTTCGTCCTTTGATGAGCATCTCTGATCCGTCAGTGTTGAAGGCTCTGTACTTGTTGTTAGACTTACAGGTGATGTAGTTTCCACGCTCATCTCCCTTGTTGTGGATGTTAAGTCCCAGATCTTCCAACGCAGTCACAGCAGCGTCAGATAGATTAGCAAGATCAACCGTGTACTTACCAGCTAACTCATTTTTGTGAGTCAGGTTAGGCCAGAACAGATCACAGTTAACCATTACGTTGGGTGCTTGGTCAGACATATAGCATTCTCCTGCTAGTTAAACTTACCATAATATTATACCACATAAAATAGAATTGTGC